GATCTAAGTCAAGATCTCTCAAAGCTCTGGTCTTTGCCTCTGTGGCTGCCTTTTTACTAAATGACATAAAAGCAATGTTTCTCGGTGTAACACCACCAATCAAGTGATCCTTAACTAGATCTATTAAATATGTGGTCTTACCTGTACCAGGTGGACCGAATATGGTAGTTTCTTTTTCCAATTTAACCTCATCAGGTTTTTTGTATGCTTTTCTTATATTTTCATCTTTTATCAAAACGGAACCTCATCTGTTTCTATTGTTATTGGTTTTATTTCTACTTCTGCTCCAAACTCTGGTATCCACCAAACTCTAACGGACTTCCATTTACCTTGTGAGTTCTGAAATTTTTTAACAAGCGAACTGTCTCCATTGTTTATCTCTTTGAGTCGCTCTTGTACTTGTGCTCTTGTATAGTTATCAAACTTTCTGTTTCGTAGAAACTCCATCAAAGAATCTATCTTAAAATAAGTTCTTGCTTCTTCTCCATCTGTGTATGGCTTACCAAGAACAACCTCTTCAAAACTTTGTGCTTGTACTCTGCCCGTGCAAAACAATTCAAGGTAAGATAAAAACTGTCCCTTGTATGTTAGTTCTTGTGGCACGGCTATTTCATTACAGTTCTCAAGAAGACCATTGACTTGTACCTCCCAATCTCCATCTTTCATCTTTGGTGGCATGAAGTTTAACTGTTCCATACATGCTCTTTGAAATAATCTCGGAGCTTGTAGTTCTTCTGTTGTAAGTTCTAATCTTCTACCATCTATATCTAAAAACCAAAGGCGAGGTTCTGATAGTATAACTGATAGTCCACTAATCGCAGGCATGGATGTTGTGCCAATGCCATGCTTCAAACCACGGCACACACCTTGATTACAATGTGAGGACATAGGTTCATCTTTACATAGATACTGATATTCTTTTTTCTCTAACTGTGATTGTATTGTAACTATCTCTGCTGCAGGTAATGGTGGTGTAAAATGTTTTACATTCAACTGTTCCAACTGCGACTTCCAATCATTAGGTGTAGACTTCTGTAAAAAAACACCTAACTGAAAAGCAACTTTATTTCTGCCACCTTCATGCACACCGACAGATAACATAGCACGGAGACACGGAACAAAACCTGGAAATAAATTTGGTTTACCACCGACAGATATCTGCATAAATTTATTTGGATCACATTTTACTGTCCCCAAATGTTGGATAAATTCTTTTAAACTAGCTTCGACATAAGTCTTGCCAACTTTAATAATGGCATACCTCAAAGTTTTCTCTGCATCAAAGTATGGTAGATTGATGAAGTTGCCCACATCTCCTCGCTCTACCAATACTTGCTCTTGCTTTGGAAATATCTCACAACGTCCATGACCAAGAGCTGCAGCTATCTCAGCAGCTTTGTCTCTGAAGTCTGCCGCTTCCATCCACTTTGTAAAGAAAAAGAATATATGTGCTCCACCACTTTTACTACGGCACACGATACACGGAACTTTTAATTCATCTAATTTATTTACAAGTTGTTGATGGTCTAATGGGTATTCATCTATGTCAAGAGCACCAAATTTACATTGATTCTTTTCATTAATTGGTATTGCACCAACACCTTTCTTGCCGTCAATATGTCCTTGTAATAATTCTAATGTTAGTGGTTGTCTTACGATAAATGATTTGGCTTTCTGTTTGCCATTCATTCTTTGATTGGAAACTTCCGTCTGACCATGAGCACCACCGAACCCTTCAAACGCAAGTAATAATTCTTCTGTTAAATTCACTCTTCACTCCAAAAATAAAAGAGCCGTACAAGTGGAGGATTGCGCTTGTACGGCCCACGATATTTAAAACGGCACTTCGTCCTTTTCTGATGAAGCCATCTCATCAGCAGATGCAGCTGCCATCTTAACTTCCCCCTTACTTACACTTTGATACATAGCACGAGCTTCTAGCATCATACCCTCTATCTCTGGTGTAAGTTCATTTACACGATCCAACTTGTAATTGTACCACGAACCTTGGTCATTCTTCTCCAAGATTGTAGTTATACTCCAAGCCGTTCCGTAAATCGGCATAGCATTACCAGAAGGTAATCTTATACTATTCTTTAATGTATTCCATCTACGAGACACTTTCAACTGTGTCTTTTTCATATCAAGAACACTCGGTGCAAAAGTTCCATCAGCAGATTGTGCAATGACTAAATGCTGGTGTGCTCTAACTAACTCGTTACCATTTGGTAATAGCTCTATGCTACCCTCACGAGTTGTCATAGCTATGTCTTTATCATCTGCCGCTAGTTCTTTTACAAACCCACCACCAGATGACCTTAACATAAACTCCAAGAACTTCTTCTCGAAGAAACAAGGAACAACAAGAACACCCTCATCTGCCTTATACACTTCTTGTGTAACAGTATTGAAGATGTCGCCTTGCTCAGCGCCTTTAATATACAGAGGATCGTCCTTCTGTAACTGTGGAGACAATGCTTGAATAATCCTAATGAAAGGAATTTGCATGTCTTCCGTGGTGATATTTTCAAGACCAGCACCAGAGTCAGCTTCTAACATTTTATCTAACTCTGATACCACCACCTCTGTGGTCTTTTTCTGTGCAACTTGGTTCATTATTGACCCCCTTTTATTTTAGCACGGTTGCCCTGGTATACACCAAATAGATCAAAGTCTATTTCTTTACCACTTTCAATTCTATTTTTCACCCAGGATTTTAAAGTCTGTGGATGCACATGCTGTTTCTTTTGTGGTGCAAAGCCTTTGCTCTCTAAATCTGCAACCACAACACCAGCTTGATTATCTTGACCCATGTTGAAGCTAACAACAACTTCGTTCTTGATGATATCGCCCTCTCCAATCTCTCTCAAGAATTGAAAAGCCTCTTGCTTCTTAGTTTCGGGTATTCTAGCAGAAACAAATTTATCAACTGTAACTTTGTTGCCATCTACTTGTAGACTTTCAACACCCATAGTCTGCATGATGGAAGGAATATCTTCCTCATCAACAGATCTTTTCTTCTGCTGTAGGTCTTTTAGTAGTGCTTCGGTATCTTTAATCTGTTGATCTAATTCTACTGATCTACGGATTAATGACGACAAGTCTTTGGTGTCGCCTTCTCTGACTTTATTAAATGCTTGAGGGTCAGCTGCCTCTTTCTCGAATAGTGAAAACACATCACTCATCTTTCTCTCCTTCTACGTTAAAGTTTATGCTCTTCAGCGGTTAATCGAAGGTATAGTTTAAAGTATTATACCTTCTCGTCAACAAGTCTTTTTTTTGGAACTCTAACAGTAGTTTCCGCTTTTAAAGACTCGTATTCTTTTTCAGTTAAATATGTAATCGTGCCACCAACAGTTCTAAAATTTTCCTTGGCTAACTGATTTAGTTTCTTCCAAGTATCTATTGGTACTGCAATCGATTTCCATTTATCTGTATCCATTTTAATCTCCTTATCTTATCGGGGTGGCAGTTAACACAATTTGGCGAAATTTTATTAACGAAAGGAATACCACCCCAACTCGATTTATCTTAACAAGACATAAGAATCTCAACATAAGTATTTTGTTGTTATTGTTATGTTCTTTTTTTTCTACCATAATTGTGTATAGTTTGTCAACCATAAAATCTTATTTTTTCTTATATAATAATTCTCCCATCATTTTTTGGCTATAATCAAGGACTTCTGCCCAGTTATTTTTTGATGATGGTTTGTGAAAATCATTTTTTGTTAATGTGATTGACTTTGTTGTCGTAAAAGATTCCACGGGAAAGAACAAAACTTTTTCTTCTGATAGAGATGCGAGTGCTATAATATCGCAATCGCTTCTGGTGTAACATCTTCTGTCACTGCCCTTACAGATAAGAAAAGAGAATCTTCCGTCCCCTTCATCTTTTAATATTGTCTTAACTTCGACTCGTTGTGCTACCATCAAGTCTTTACCACCCACAACTGCTATATCAACTCCATCTTGTTTCACAGTTGAGGCGGCATACCCAAGCATAGATAATTTAAATACAGTTAAATTTTCACCTGCATTACCCACTATCTTCTCGGCTCTTATACCTTTAACCATTCTAGTATCCTTTCTCCTAGTGTTATATTTGCTAATTTGTTTTTGTTCACTAATGTTTTTACAATGTGAACATCAACAGTATTGGGACATACCAGGTCAACATATAACACCTTATTCTGTTGCCCTACCCTATGTGCTCGATCCTCGGATTGTTTCCGAGACTCAAGATTAAAATCATTTGAATAATAAATCACATTCTTCGCGGCATGAAGTGTCAAACCCATACCACCTGTTTGTGGATTACTAACAAAGAACCTCGTGGGATCAGCCGAATCTTGAAACTTCGCAATAGCATTGTCTCTTTGATCCATTGTCGTATCTCCAAAATATGTAACCACGGAACTCGCACCATAGATTTGTGCTAACTTGCTTTGTATTTTTAAGATGTCATGTCTGAACCTAGACCATATAATAACTTTACCTTCCATCTCTTCTATGACTTCAAGTAATACATCTAACCTATTGTTCTCTATCTCTTTTGTCTCGCCATCATCTGTAACAAGATACCCACACAACAACTGCTGCAACCTCAAAAGCCTTGTCATAACCTCTGGTGTTGTAACCATTTCTCCACTTTTAAGAAGCGCTACTGATGTTTTCTTAATACTTTGATAATGTCTCTCTTGTTCCATCGTTAGATCAACTTGTCTGGTGGTGTATATCTTTGGTGGCAAGTCTAGTGCTTCATCTTTCGTAACTCGAAACGAGTGTGGATCTATCTTTCTTTTCAGTTCATCTAAATTATTGTACCCTATGATTTGATTGAACTCGTGGTGTCCCATCTTCATTCTTCTCATCACGGCATATCGTCCTTGAAACGACCAATACGATTGAAACCCCAAAAGTTTCCTATCCATAAATAAAAATTGTGAGTATAAATCAAGTGGCGACTTGGTTATCGGAGCACCTGTGAGTATTCTTTTGTACTTCGCACCACCAGCAAACTCAATTAGTGCCTTGGTTCTCTTCGCCTTGATGTTCTTGATTGTGGTTGACTCATCAACGGCAAGTAAAAATTTACTTCTGTGAGTAAACATCTCAAGAAACTTAAATACTTTCTTTGAGGCAAAAGCCTCGACATTGATTAGTAGTATTCGCAAATGTCTTCTTGCTTCCCCACCCACGGAGTTTTTTAAGTCTGCTTGTTCTCGTTTGTTGAGAGTGGACTTCCATACATATACCTTTGGAGTTATTTCATCTATTAGATGTGCAGGTATTTCATTGTTCTTCCAATTCGTATACACACCTTTCGGTGCTACAACAATCGCAGTATCTATTTTATTATTCCAATAAAGCCAAGCGATATTGTCGATCAATACCTTTGACTTACCACACCCCATCTCCATAAAATATGCAAAGTTTTCTTTGTCATAACTTTTATGGAGAGCATCTTCTTGATGCTTATAAGGTTTGGTTTTGTAGTGAAAGACCACACTCATGTCGTAACCTTGTGTGGTCTCATTTCTCTTACCCTTAACTCATTTTGTAGCTTACCTATGAAGTCAATCATATATCTTCTTTCAACTGCTACCTCAGAATTATAAGGGTAATAATCTAAATTATTCTCGGCATCAAATTTTTCTAACAATAACCTGGTGCTCTTGATACATAACTTAATCTCTTTCTGAGATAATTTCATATGGGATTGAGCCATTAGCGATTCCCATATATCTGTAATCTTATCTTCTTCTCGGCAGATGTATTATGATTATATAATCTCTCGATATTAAGAATGAAATCATTACGGCTACCTTGGTTCTTCAACTTTGAAGAATGGCTCTTCAACCTTGCTTCAAACACTTTCCACACGAAGGTCGAATCTTTTAATGCAGATATCATAGCACCCACAAATGATCTTTTCTTCCAATGTGGAAAATACTCTCCGACTATATGGATTTTATTAGCCGTATCTTTTGCCCATTCTAATTCGATAACTTTAAAATCTCCATTCTTGAAATCTTTCAAATCATCTGCCGTATGGTAACCTTTACCATTCAACATGGACATAGAATCCGTGATCGAGAACTCATAGGTATTATGAAACCACTGTAATATCTCATACTCTTTATTGCCTAACTTCACATGACTAATCATATACTCTTCCATAGTCCACTTTCGTGAGGTAGAGTTCATCTTTCTTATGTCGCAAATATTCAAACCTTCTTTTATAATATAGGTTATAGGCATACCTAAACTTCTATATGCTTCTAGCCTATGTTGACCTTCACATACTTCCATTTTCTCATTGACGATTATAGGTATCTGAAAATCTTTCTGCATTATCTGATCTGATAAACTCTTTACATGAGCTTCAACGACTTCTCGGTTACCTTCTATGTATTTGAACTGACCATAATCTGTGGTCGAATGTATTTTTAATCTATCTAATTCCAACTTCTTTCCTCCTATTATTTAAAGTTGCTTTAACCATCAAGGCAATAGTAGCTGCAATAGTTCTATTATCTTCCTTGGCTATTCTCTTTATCTGCTCGTATACCGAAACACGGACATTTAAAGATTTGAAGCCTACATCTTCACTATCAAGATCATAGACCTCTTTGGCATCTTCACTTACTTCGCTTCTAGGAATGATGCCATCAACGTAATCTCCGACTTCCTCTTCGATACCTGCTTCCCAGAGTCTTTTTGTGCCTCCCATAATATCTCCTATAAATAATTAGTTGTACTTATATATAAGTAATATATGGGATAGCATAAGTCAAGAGGGGATACCATAAAAATTTTTATATATTTGTTTGACATAGTTTTTGTTATTTGGTAAGATGATTTTGCAAATATTGCTACTACTTCGTAGTTAAATTAAAAAAACAGAGAGAGCCAGGAATTTTGTTTTATTTTTCCTTAATGTTGAGTTTCTGGCTCTTTTTTTATGCACTCATCTAAGATTACATTATGATATGCAGGTTGTTCCTTGGCTCGATAACGAAGAAGTCTTAACTGACATTCCTTCCTTGTCTGAAACTCCCAATCAAACATGTGGGTAAAACACTCTTGCTTTGCCCTACCATCTGCAATCCAAACACTACATATTAATGCTACTGCTTTAAACATCTTTTTCCTCCAATATCGGACTTGATCTAATGGCTAAGTCCTTTGCCTTTCTTGTTCTTCTTTTGCCACAAGCCATGCACTTGTGAACCTCGACTACTTCTAAGTTCTCGAATTTTACTCCGATCTTTCGCATTGCAGCTTGGCACTTGGAACATTTTAATTTGTCTTCAAATCTCATTCTTGTTCCGTTACTGTAAAACATACTGGACATTGATATAATCCTTTCAATTCTATTCGTTTGAGTGCGACCTTACATCTCTCGCACAAGAAAATTTTTGGTGGTTCTTCTGATGAACCATCTTCTGTTAGTATTGTTTGATCACGATCCATATTTATCTCCTTCTATTAAACATTGTACTCTAATCGCATGAGGATATTCCATTCTATCTCTCACTAAAATTAACATCTCACTCGCTCTGTCATAACAATCATTGATTTTATTATAACCTTTCGGTGCTTTTAAATCATATACTTTGAAACATTGTGTCTCGATATGTGGAACATGGTTCAAGGCGCATACAATTAACATTGCTTTAAACATAGTGTTTCTCCCATAATTTTTTGTTTCATAAAATTTTTTAAAAATAGGTGTAGAAAGTGTAGAAACGTAGAAAACACTCTGTAACCCTTGGTGACACTAGGTGTTCTTTCTACACTTTGGTTACACTTTCCACACTTTAAAGCCGACCGCGTCATTTTTTTTCCTTTATTATTGCAAATATATCCCAGAAACTCTACTATGGGGTCATGGCACTTACCAATCGTCAGAAAACTTTTTGTAAATATATTGTTGAAGGAACATACTCTAACTCTGAGTGTGCCAGAAAGTCTGGTTACTCTGAAGGTCAAGCTAGAAAAACTGCTAGTCTGCTTCTTAATGGTAGAAATTTTCCTCTCGTAACTGAATATATTAAAGAACTTCGTGAAGCTAGAGAAAGAAAATATGGTGTAACTCTGATGGGTCAACTCAAAAGGTTTGCCGATCTGTCGAAAGGTGCAGAAGAATCTGGACAATTTTCTGCCGCCGTTAACGCAGAAAAGTATAGGTCTGCACTTGGTGGTCTTGCCATTGATAAGAGAGAAACTAATGTTATACATAATTTAGATAAACTTTCTCGTGATGAAATTGTTGCTAGACTTTCTGAACTTCGTAAAAACTACCCCTCTGCGTTCATTGACGGAGACTTTAAGGTGGTTGAAGAGAGAAAGGGGAAAGTAAAAGCTCTCTCCAACCTGGGCAAATAGCAATTCCCGATATTGCTCCGTGCATTTCAAGGATAATTTAATTAATATAGAGATGTCAATCATTATAAAAATCTCTTAACTCTTCCTTCATTTCTTCTGGTAGACTATCCCACCAAGACATTAAGATACTTTCTAACTTTTGATACCTATCTTTAACTTCCATTTTCTACCTCCTCTGAATTGTATATAACCTTTTCACTTCCGTCTTTCTGTATTTCTGTAAGACACACATCATAACCTTTAACTCTTGAATTATGATAATCCATTTGAGCTAGGCTAAAAGTCTTATAATAATTATCATTGCCCTCAACCCAAACTATGTATCTCCAACCATTTTTATAATCTTCCATTTTCAATCTCCTTTTTTATTGCTAATCCAATTAATTTTGCGTTCTGGGGAACTATCGCATTACCCAATGCCTTGAGTCTGTTGGCTCTATCTTTCTGATCGACAACTATTCTTGGGACTCCTCTAGGTTCGTCCAACCAATAGGATACCCCATCAACCACTCCGTCCAATCGCAATTCAACCTTCCGTCTCCTTCCGTTTGGTACATCTTCATTCCCAAGTCCATCTGTCTTCCCTTCTCCACTCGGTTCTCCCAAAAGTCCTTGTTTCCGTTGTAACTGTGCTTCTTGAGACTTGATGTCGGTGTTGGATAATTCCACTCTTCCATTCTCGGTGGTCGAAGAGTTACTCCGTTCATCATGGCTTGAGCTTCTGCTTCCGTCAGTTCCCCATTCTCTACTTTCCTTCTGAACATCATTGTCTGCCCTTCCGAGGCATGACCGAAACCTTTCGTTGTCGGTGTTGGGTACATCTCCATTGTCTTCGGATCGACTTGCTCCCTCAGATTGCTCGGTCTTTTGCGACCCTTTCTGTGTCCCTCTTGCATCTTCTTCGTTGCCTCTGCACTTCTCGGTGGTAGGGAATCCATAGTCGTGGGGGTCGCCCAAGTTTCTACAAATGATCCATAATCTTTCTCGTTTGTGTCTCGCTCCGATTGCACTAGACGGAAGTACAAATGTCCTCGTGTGGTAGTTGAGGCTTTCCATTGCAAAGAGTACCTCGTCAAGTCCCAATGAGAGGTGTCCATAAACATTTTCGAAAACACAATAAGTGGGTCTGACTTGTTCAATAATTTTATGCAAGTACGGAAAGATATATCTAGGGTCTTCCGTGCCGAGCCTTTTGCCACTCGTACTGAAGGCTTGACATGGATATCCACCTGTGAGGATATCTGGTCTTTCTGAAATAAATCTGGTTGGGTCATCTGCGATCTCCTTTACATCATCATAGATTGGAATATTAGGAAAGTTTTTGGCAAGAACTTTCTGACAAAACTTGTCTGTGTCGCAAAAAGCGATTGGCTCTGATAACTCTGCCATAGAAAAACCTACGGCAAAGCCACCAATACCACTACATAAGTCAAGATGTTTGAGCATCTTCATAACGGAGTTACCTCTTCATCTATTTGGTTATTATACAAAGCTACTCCAAAGTCATAGCCTAAATTGTAATAGTGATGGGATTGCGTATCATCTCTCTTGCCATGTATCAATCCATCTACTACACCATCTTTAAATTTTTCTATAATTTTACACTCTTTAATTTGCTTTTCTAATTCTATTAAATTAATTGGCTTTTTCTCTTCCATTTTTTACTCCTATTGTTGGAGAGGGTAGAGGGATTTGAACCCTCGTAAATGGTTTTGCAGACCATCTCCTAACCTCTCGGACATACCCTCGATTATAATTCTGCTTCGAATTGGCACTCACCTTTTTCTTTAACACAACTCAAGATTTGTTCACCTAACCCAAGTCTTGCATACCATTCTAAATAATGCTTTACCCCTTGTTCGGTAAACTTTTTTGTTGGTAAATTCTTTGAAGCATGAGCCTCATTTAAATAATCAACTAACATCTCGTTATTGTATCCGTTATTTTCATCAAAAAATTTATTTAGTGTTTCTAAAAGTGAACCTAAATAACCTTTGCATTTTTTGATACCTTCTTCTATCTTCGGCAAGTCCTCTGTATCAAAGTAATAATTTAAAAACCTTGCTTCTCCTTGTTGACCAAAGAAATCTGCATCATCACTCGATTGAACTGCAAACCAAAACTTACCTTCAATATCTCCGTTGTAATATCTACCCATCTTTTTTCCTTTCCTCTAAAACTTTATTAACTTCATCTTCAATAATCTCTGCAAACCAATCACTATCTGTTATGATATCAATTCGGTGTTGGATATATTTTTCTAGCTCTTCTGCTAAAGGAATAAAACTACTTTCCATTTTTTACTACCCCTTCTATTTCTGCTTCTGTTGGGACACCAATTAATTTTGCTAAATTATCAAGTGTCTTTTGACCACTACTGCTCATTCTGTCGTATTCCCAAAACAAGTCAGTTACGAGTTCTCTGAGCATCTTGTTCTCAAACTGAACTCTCTTTTTTGATTTTTGCATAACATCTCCTTTCATTCTGTTGTTGCAATATTCAAGATTAGGCACGAAGATCATGCCTAACTTTGATTATTACTATTTATAAGTCTTTACGTTGTTGTGATATGTTGTGATATTATGAATTTCTAAATATTCCTTGAACATATCTAATAGTGCCATTCGATTGGTAAAGCTTGGGACACCATGACCATTAGGATCGCCATGAATAAAAGTGCCTTGAATATCTTTACCTAACTTTATTAATGTATTCCATTCTTCATTTGATATAGTATTTTTTGACATATATTTTCTTCCTTTCTTTAATTATTACTTTTATACGTTGATGAGACTTTTCTTTTTAAAAGCATTGAGTAACCCACCATTGTATCTACTGTGCTTTCCAATCTTTAAACCTTTATAGTGGCTAGACTTAGGATTGCCTTTTCTTTTATGTTGGTTCGATCTTTGCTTTGCTCTGTGTATCGCTTTCATATATTTTCTTCCTCTATGTTTTCTAATATTAATTGTTCTGCAATCTTAACAACAAATCCACCTTTCCAAGTAAGTCCATCAACCTCATAAAGTTTTGCACCTATCTCTTTAAATGCTTGTTCGTTTGTCATGCTCTTATCATTGAGGAAGATATCTAAATCTTCCTCAACTCTTTCGACTAATTTTAAAAGCCTAGTCATTTTGCAAACCTGCAATTTCTTTTTCAAGATCGGCTTTCATATCTTCCAATCTCATCTCATCTTCTTTTAGATGTATTTGCATCTCAAGATTTGCTTTGATCTGACCTTGGATATATGTAATTTCACTATACAAAGAAGAAACATTTTTCTTCTCGTAATTGGAAACTACTTTCTTTTCTAAAACTTCAACTGTCATCATTTACTCCTTTCGCTATTTTAGAAATTACTTCGTTGACCTCTTCCCTTACTCTGGAATTTCTAGCTTCTTCTACATCTGCTTCTATTGGGACAATTTCAAAACCCATCTGACTATGATAGATTTTAACTTTGCCAATCCAATTAACTTTACTTGCGACCTCTTCTAAAGTGCTTTTAACTGCAACACTTTCGCCCTCTGCATCTGTACCTAAAACTAAAGCCTTACCCATCAAAGGTTGAGTATGACCATTATCATATGTAAATTCAAAAGCATGATTTTCTTTTAATAACAAACCCTCGTCATCTACATATAAAGTGTCTTCATTTCTAAACCCATAAACTGCATCAAAACCTCTTTGCGAATTTATAAGTTCATTTATCATTTGATAATCTCCGTTATAATTAACAACGGAGATTTCTCTTTTAATTGGATCAATTAGATATGCTCTCATAATTTTCCTTTCCTTTTCTAACTAATTGTATTGTTTCATCTTGCTCTTCTCGGATAGTTTCTAAAATATAAATTCCTTTATAAAACCATCTTTGATCATCATAGACATTTAAGTCTTTGAAATTTTCTAATTGTGTAAACATTCGATTATCCTTATACTTGTTAAAATGATAATTATATATCCCACATAATCTTATATATGTCAACAATAAAATGTCAGAAAAACAATTTTTTTTACAAATAAAAAAACAACTACCACCAAAAACATTTATCCAAAAAATAGAAAATAAATTTAATAGTGGTTTTCCAGACTTGATAATTATTAATGAAATGTTGCCTTTGTTTATTGAACTAAAAGCACCAACAAAAGGAAACAAATTTAAGGTAGAATTATCACAGATATCAACGCATTTGAGGATAAAAGCCAATAACTATGTTTCTTTTTTCTTGGTTCGACACCCTCAAACCAAGTGTCTATATTTGTTTGAAGGTGGTTCGGTCTGCGAATTTCTTGCGTTTCGACACTCTGCGACCCTCTCCGTTTCGACCGAAGCCGAAGGTTTCTTGGTGCGTGGATCGTTGGAAAACGTCCTGGCTCTTGCGAATCAAAAAGTGGGATCTCTGTCGCAAAGAAAATGAAATGGTCGCTTTGCGATTCTTTGCGACTTTTAGCAACAAACTGCTTCGATCCATTTGCGTCTCCTTCGGAGGCATGAATCTTGCAACGGAAATGAAATGGTCGCTTTGCGATCCGTTGCAACTTTGCACCTCTGCAACTTGAGAAAACAAGAAGCCC